AAAAAGTAAAAGTTTTGTGCATCTAAAGGAATAGTTACAATTTGATTTCCAGTGATTGTACCTGTGAACTCAATCATTCTGTGAGACATCACAGCACCAGTTGATCCATCAGAAACTGAAAGAGTTGTAGTTTGTGCACCACCTGCAATTGATTGAGCGGAGAATCCTCCTGAAATTTGTTCGATGATACTTAAATTAGTATTTGTTTTTGTTCCCCAAGTTCCAGCGTTTTCACCGGTTGCTTGAAGCTCTATACCTAAAGGTGTGTATGTTGATGCCATAATTTTTATCTCCTATGCGACGTCACTATAACTTGTATTTGATCCTGTTGCAACATTAGAATAACTAATATTTGATCCTGTTGCAACACTTGTATACGATGTATTTGAGCCTGTGTCAATGTTTGCGTAAGCCTCTATTCCTAATAATCCTACACTAGATGTAAGCTGATCTAATGTCAATCCTTGAACATTTTCAGCTGGTGTTATTGTTCCTACAGCAGAAGTAGAAGATTGACCTGATAAACCTACTACATCTGCAGGTGAAATAGATCCTATTGAAGAAGTAGATGCTACTCCAATTAGATCAAGTAATTCAATAGCTCCTGTAGTTAATTCCCCAACACTAGTTGTTGCTGCTACACCGGTAATGGCACTTGGACCAAACTCTAGTCCAGGAGTACCTAAACTAGAAGTTGAAGCTATTCCTGTTACTGGTTCAGTGCTTACACCAAAAGCTAAACCTAAAAGTCCTTCATCGGATGTGGCTGCTTGTCCACTTAAACTAATTGTTGGACTAATTACAAAACTTAAACTTCCAACACTTGTAGTCGCTACTTGACTTGATAAATCATAAGCAGTTTCTATAGTTACATCAAAACTTCCACCCCAAACATCACTACCATTCCAAGAATCTTCACCCCAACTGTTAGCTGCTGAAACAGAAGCATCCATACTTCTGCCTACTAAAGTAATAACTTCGTCTGGACTTTCACCCCAACTATCTTCACCCCATTCGTTTCTTCCCCAACCAACAGTGTGTCCTACATAAGCTAAAGTTGGTGTTGCAAACTCAGATGATACACCTGTTAATGGCACACCTATTTCACCATCAACTTGTGGACTACCAATACTTGAAGTTAAAGAGTGATTGGAACCAATCATCTCTAATAAATAAGCAACCTCTGTATTAATAGATCCTGGTGAAGAAGTTAATTCAATACCTGTTAAAGATACAGTTTCATCTGCTCCTTCTCCCCAATCTGCTTGGTTCCAAGATAATCTTCCCCAACCTGTTTCATTAAATTCTTCTGAAGTACCTAAAGAAGCTGTAAGACCAAAACCTGTTAGTGTAATAACTGGATTATCACTTTCTCCATAAGGTTCTTCACTCCAACCAGCTCTACCCCAACCTTGATTAGCTCCTGAGATTACATCTCCAATAGATGTAGTTGCGGATACACCGGTTAAAGAAACTAATTCATCAGTAGCTTGTCCCCATGAACCACCTGTGCTCCAGGCATCAGCTCCCCATCCTGAAGTAATAGCATCCGTTGTCCCCCAACGGTTTGTCCCCCAGGTTGTGCCTGATTCATTCCAAGAATTGGCCATAAGGAGTGCCTCCTTATGCTATACGAATTATTGCGTTAGATGCGTCTGCTGTTGGAAATTGAATTGTGAAAGTTCCACTTGATACTGTCTTGTCACCACCAAAAGCGATAACAGCAACAGCTTTGTCTGATTGTGTATCATTATATATTAATGCACCATTTGCTGTAAAAGATGCTGAAGTATAACTAACATCTGCAAAATCACAAACCGCAGTTGATCCAGATAAAGCTGGAGTTACACTTGTAAGTGTTGCACCACCTGCAGTATATGCAGATCCAGATGTATTTGAAATTTCGTTTGAAGTTGAATAAGCTGTTGTACCTGCACCTAAAGATGCTGAACTTGTAAATAAAGCTATTTTAAAAGTATTTCCGCTTGATGCTGTAAAATTGTGTGTACCAACTAAAATTTCTTGTTTAAAGCTGTTACAAACTGCCGATGATATTGCCATAATTTAATCTCCTACGGGTTCGCTGATTTTATTGGTATTCGAATAGCACCATCTGTGTAGTCATCTCTTCGTCTTCTACCAACTTGCTCATTAGCAAACTTTTGTACCTCTTGTTTATACTTATTTTCATATAGTGTCAACATATCTATTGGACCTTTTAAAAACCCGTATGCTTCTGATAGACAACAATATAATAAGCCATTTGGAAAATTAAGACTAATATAATTAGTAGTATTATCAGACTCTAAAGTAGCTGGCATTTTGTTATAATGTACTCTAAATTTGTAAGTATCGTCAGGAACTGGTGCAAGCATCATTCTTCCTGATGTTGAATCTGTATTACCTGTGGCTCCTCCATACATAGAATAGTATTTAGGTTGACCTCTTTTATCAGAAGCTGTTGAAGATATATATTCTTGAAGGTAAGTAACATCTTTTTTTTCTAACCAAGTGTTAGGTCCTGTTATAGCAGAGTTAGAATCATAAACTTGAATACCTCTTATAAATAATGCCCCTGCAGGAGCATTGATTGATTCTTGACCTACAACTAAATTACCAGATTGTTGAAGTCTATCTGCATCAATAGGAATTTCTCTCATTATCCTGTATTGAGCATTTAAAATTATATTTTCCAAAATAGCAGTAGTTAAAACATTTGAATCCGTTTCAGTGTAATTTCTTATTTGTGTAACTAAATCTGAATAACTTATACCGGCCATTACTTAATATCTCCTTTATGCTTTAAACGTATCTTTTTTTGTTTTGCAGTTTCTTCATACATCTCAAGATGAGGATCTTGTTTTTCAGTTTTAAAAATATTTTTTATCCAATTCCAAATTTTATTTATCATGCGCTTATTGTTATAGGCCCAACGGAACAACCGTAGCCTCCTCCTTTTATATTACCTGTTGTAGCAGTATTTGTGTCAACTGTAAAAAAGAAAAAATTATCAGTTAAATAGTCATTAGAGGCATCTCTCGCATCATTTTTATATTTTCCAGTTCTTATTGTATATCCAGCTGCTTTTGCAATATTAGCTCCTGTTATACCGTCAAAACTTTGTGGGTCAGCATAAGTAAAAGAACTTCCTGCAGAAGTAGTGGGTGGTCCTCTAAATCTATATGTTGTTGAATCTGTTAAACCGTGTCCAGGTGAAAATACATTTATAATTCTTGATCCTGCAGCATAAGTTTCAAATCCGTTATCAGGTATTCTTACAGTTGTAGCAGGTTCGGTTCTATCTGGTCTAACATTTAATAATGCAACACCATCACCTCCCATTGGTTTTGGTTCAAGTTGTGGTTGTTTAGGTTCAAATTCTGTGTAATGAACAAAAGAACCATTCCACTCTCTGACCATTTCTTTATATGGAAATTCAAGTCCAGATCTATCTGAGATAGCTTTTGAATGTTTTCCTGTTGCGTATTTGGACATTAAGTTCCTGGGTAATAAGCTTTTGGTGTAATAAATGTACTAGAAGCTGAACCATCTTCTGCTAATGCTCTAGCTAATTCATCTTCATAATATAATTTCATTTGTTGAACTAATTGTGGTTGATATTTTTGTGCAAGATAAAAAGCTAAACCTGAAGTCATACAAGGTACAAATCTAAAAGGTATATCTCCTGCATTTGTATAATCTCCAACATCTTGAATTCTTTTTATGTAATAGAAATGCATATCTTTAGATGCATTAGTTGAATCAGGTGTAGGATAAATACTAATACTAGTGTAATCAATAAATCTTTGAACCCAATATTGATTAGGTGTCCCTTGTGAAAGTTTATTTGAAAAACCTGCATAAGCTGATCTATCAACTTTTGTCATTGGACTATCTGATTGAGTAGTTTGAGTTCTGTTGTTTCTTAATTGTGCTTCAAGGACATCGGATATTCCATAAATTCCATTTGGATTTGAAGTAGCACTTGTACCATCAGAAGATGCTCTATAAAACTTATATTCAGCTTGTCCTTGTACTAAATCAAGATCTAATTCTCCTATTTCCCAATAGTGAATACCTCTATTACCCCATTCTTGAAATAAAATATTAAGAGATCTCCTAGCTGATTTCATTTGATAACCAGCTACTGAATTTAATCCAATACGTTCAAAAGCTTCTTCTATAATTTCATCAATAGAAAAAGTTTTGTCGAACGTTGTAGTTCCCGAAGTAGTATTAGCCATTT